TCAGGTCGAGGTCGGCCACGGTGATGCTGTCAAAGCGGTTGGTCCCGGTCTCGCTGGTGAGGTAGCGGGAATCGAACTGCGTGACGTTCACCTGCCCAGTCCCGATGCTCCCGGCCACGATTGTCGGGTTGGTGACAGGACCGCTCAGGTAGGAGCCGGAGACGGTGGCGTTGGAGAGCATCAGGCTGGCGTGGCTGCCGACTTCCCACCCGTTTGTGTCACCATCGGTGACAAATGTCGAGTGGCTCCCGACCTCCCAGCCATTGGTGTCGGTGTCCGCGACTAGGCCCGCGTGCGAACTGGTGACCCATCCGTTGGTATCGCTGTCCCAGACGATGGTGTTGGTCTCGGTCTTCAGCACGAAGTTGGTGTGCGAGCCGACTTCCCACCCGTTCGTGTCGCCGGTCTCGACATAGCCATTGGTCTGGCCCTCGAGGATGGCAACCCGGGGCAGGGCTATGGGGTCCGTCTCAACATACCCGTCCCAGTTGGTGGTCGTACTGTAGGTCTCGTCAGGGCCCGTAATCTCATGCTCTTCCCAGACCCAGCACTTGCCCCTCGCGAACGTGACGGGATTGCTGCTCCCGGCATCGCGCACGACAATCGCCGCATACGCTGCGTCCCGGGCGATGACAAACGAGTTGGTGTGCGCCGTGAATACGACGTTGCTATCCGTGCAGACGCCGCCGATGGTGTGCATCCCAACCGTCTGGTAGGCTGCATTAGTGGAGATCCTGAGCTGGACCACGCGCCCATCAGCATCGTAGAACGTGTCCTCGTCCTCCTTGAGCGTGAACTGGAAGACGGGCCGACTGTTCTGCGCCGTGCGGATCTTGAACTGGTCAGCACGCTTGTCGTCATACCGGACGACCCCGTAGTCTGTCGGGTCGGCGGCGCGAGTTCCACGCCCAGCACATGCCACCAGGATTGTCGCCGCGACGGCCAGTACTGAAATTGCCCTTTTCATCAAATGCTCCCTCCTGCGTCGCGAACTACACCACCCAGTCCCCACTGCTCATGACGCCGTCCTGGTCCTTGTGTTCGCTGATCAGGGATGCACGCGCACGCGCCACTTCGCGGTCAAAGATCGCCGTCTCGCGGTCCCGGGACGCCACGTTGTAGCAGCGCAGCCCGGGGTCGCCGGCGAGAAACATCCTTGCCCCGGCAATCAGGCCGGTCTGCCAGCGAGTGATGAACCACCCCGGGAGCACGTCCTCGGTCAGCCGGTCAGGCATCAGAGCGAGCTTGATGTCCATGCCATCAGTCTTGCTGTAGCCCGGGATGTGGCTGGACCCGAACCGGAGCGTCGCGCCCTCGTACAACTCGTAGGTTCGCGTGCTCTGAACGGCACCGGACAGTTTGACCCATACAATGCTGCGGATCTCGGTGTTGTCGGGGATCGCCGGGGTGGTGGATGAAAGGTCATAGTCCTGCTGGTCGGCAACGACGTCGATGTCCTCTAGTTCCTTGCGCCACACACCCGACTGCTCGCAGAACTCGCGAGCAGCCTGGCGCACGGCGTCCTCGACATTCGGATCATCGATGTTCGGGACGCGGGCCTTGATCGTAGGATACAGGTCGTCGTAGGTGGTCATTCGCTACACCCTCCTTCATCGGGGCGGCGGTGCTACCTACGCATCCTGGTCGGCGGCAGGCTCCGGCTCGTCCACATCCGGCTCAACCGCAGGCTCCGGCTCGATCACCGGCGTGGCCTCGGGCGCAGGCTCGTCCCGCGTGGGGCGCAAGTCGGCCTTGGCCAACTCGAGTGCCTCGTCCCGGTTCAACTTCCGCAACTGCCGGCCAACCTGCTTCGGGTCAAGAATGGTGCCATCCGAATCGCACTCGACCATGTGGTTGCAGGTAGCCATTGAAAACTCACTGTACCGCAGGATCGCCCCCGTGTTCACGTTCAGCATCAGCCTCATCGTTTCTCTCCTCGTGTGTCCGCGTTGTCGTTCCACTCAACTCAAATTCGGTAAGATGGGCGGCTCGAGGGAAGGCCCCCGAGCCGCGTTGGTTGCTACACTACCCGGTGCGGCTCGATTAGTCGAGGCCGGCAACCGGAATCGCAAACGCCCTGATCGTGATCTTGAGCGCCGTAGCGTTGTTGTTCAGCGTCATGTCGATGGTGTCCGCGCTCGAGTAGAACACGCCATCCACATACGGCTGCCCCGCCGTGGTCGGATAGATCGACGTGACGTTGGCCGTGGTCCCCGTGACGGCGTTTGCCGTGGAAAGGGAGTAGGTCGTCACGCTGATGTTCCCGGTGACCGCACCGGAGTCGTAAATGACATTGGTGTAGGTCGTCACCGTGGGGACAATCGCCGTACCAAACGCGCTCACATTGTCGGTCACGCTAGTCGTGCAGTTGACCGCGGTCCCGGCATACGTGCCCACAGCCCACGCCGTCGCGGTCTGGCCGGTCTCGACGTTGGCACCGTCAAACCACCCATCCGCATCGTTGCCGTCGCCGACATCGATGGTGCAGGTGCCCGACTCGCCGGTGTGGACCTCGTAGCCGACGCCCAGAATCATCGTCCCCGCGGGGATGTGAAGCATCTGGTAGACCTCTGCCGCGGTCCCGGTGTGCGCCGTGCTGGAAAAGTCCAACGTCCGCTCCAGCATGATCCCGCCGTAGTTCTGGGCGTAGCCGCCCGCCGAACCCAGCGTCTTGTCGGTCGTCCCGCCAACCGCGCTCGCGACCATCAGCACTGCGACGAGCAGCCCCACGATTCCGCCCTTTGTGTACTTCTTCATCTTCAATCTCCTTCTACTGCGTTCCTTCACTCGATTCCGATTTCTGCGTTCCTTCGTTGATGCCAATGCCGAGGTGGGGGAGACATGCTCCCGCCACCCCAGCGGCGGCAGTTGACTACGAGATGCTGACCTGGGCCACGCCCAGACCCTCGGGCTTGCGGACCTTCCAGTCGTACACGAACAGGCCCTTGAGCTTGTTCACGAACCCGGTCGGGTCGCTCTTCGACGGGATGAACGCCACCTCGTTGAGCTGCGAGATGTAGCTGATCGCATCCTTGTTGCCGAAGAACACGTAGTTGGCCGGGAGCAGCCGGCTGATATACGTGTGGAATCCGTCGATGACGTCCAGATCCTGCGTCCCGGTGAGGAACACGCTCTTGGACTTGCCCGACCAGCTCGCGTTGGCGAGGTCCGACTTCATCAGCGCCGTGCGGAGGGACGGAGGTCCGACCATCCACAGGAAGTCGTCGTCGGGGTTCAACGAACCCTCGGTGACGTGATCCGCGTCCTTCTCGGCCAAGACCTGGCGGGCCTCGGTGTAGAAGTCCATCACGTTGGACGAACTGACGGCCCGGAGGTCGCCCGCCGCGCCCATGTCGATGTTGCCGCTGTCGGCACCGGCGGTGATGCCGATGTTGTCGGCGTGCGCCTCGGTTTTCACCGCGGCCCAGAACTCGGTCTCCACGGCCTTGCGGACGGCATGGCGGAGCTTGTCCAGGTACTTGGCCCGGATGCTCTTGATGTGCGTCTGCTTCATGTCCACGGCGTCGATGCCAACCATGAAGTAGCCGGCCCTGTTCACGGTCATCTCAACCTTCGTGGGCTCCGGGTAGTCGGGGGAGATGGTCTGCCCCTTCGTGTAACCCGTGTGGAACTCCATGTCGGGGAGGTTCGCCAGGGTGACCTTGTCGCCCTTCGAGAGCAGGCCCTCGTAGAACTTGCCTGTGGTCACCTTGGGGATGCACGTATTCTCGCGGTAATCCACGTTGAACTGATCAGCGTAGACTTCTCCGATCACGCCCATGTCCTTCAGTTGGGGATACCCCTGTGCGGCTGCTACACTCATTGTCTGCCTTCCTTTCTCGGTGAGGTGTCCCCGTCAATCCGCGACCACGCGGCTATCTGAGGCGCCCCTCGATTTTTGCGATTCTGTACTCTTCCAGCTTGGCCCTATCGGCCTCGCTCCCCTTGCCGTCCGATACCTTCTTCATCAGGTCGGCGTATGCCTTCTCAGACAAGTACACCGGCTGGTTCGAAGGCGGCGGCGGCGCTGCCTTTCCAGTCACCTTCGGTGCGGCCATGGCCTGCAACTCTTCCTGGTGGGAAGCACCCCCACCTGCTGTACCCGGCGCCGCGGCAGGCGGCTGCTTCGATGCCTGGTACTGCCCCCACACCCTCGCCCAGTCATACGGAGAACGGGACCGCATCCAGTCCTCTATCGTTTCCCCGTCGGGATCCAGCGGCGATGCCGGCTGCTTGATGTACGCCAGCCACTCCACATCCTCGGGCGCAATCACCGTTCCATCGCGGAGGACTCTCCCGTTTGCCTTGCTGAACCCGGGGGCCAGAACATCCACTTGCGTGAAGAACTGCTCGTCCGACATCGCGGCGAGTTCCTGGTTCGTCTTGGCAATCGGCCCTTCCTTGTCCTCAAGCGCCTTGGCCACCGCCATCTCGGCGATGATCTTCGCTATCGGCGCGTGGAGGGCGACACCCTCGGCATCCCACTTCTCCTTGAGCTCAGGCGGCAGTCGGTCATAGATCGCCTCGGGAGAGAGTTCCTTGTCGTCCGGCGTCTTCGTCGCTTCGGCCACAGCCTGCTGTGCTGCCCGTGACCGCTCGATTTCGCTGAACATCAAGGCGTTGCGCTGCCTGATTTCCTCCATCTGGGCCAACAGGTTGGCCTTTTCGGCTTCAAGCTGCGCTTTCTCCGTCCCGTACTTCCCGTCCCGGTCTCGCAGTTTCTTCCGAGTCTCCTCGAGCTCTGCCTTCAGTTTGGCGGGATCAACCACCTCTTCTGCCGGCGGCTCCTGGTCGCCTCCTTCGGGTGGGTTCGCGGGTTCAGCCGCGGGTTCGCCTTCCGGCGATACCGGCGGTTGTTCCGGCGGCGCATCCTCTGGGGCTGCCTCGGGTTCCGCTTCCGGTGCGGGCGTAGGCGTAGGTTCGGGTTCAACACCCTCGCCCTCGACCTCTGCCTCTAGTTGTGCTTCGCGTTCCTCCAGTTGCTGCTTGGCTCTCTCGAGCCCTTCATCCACTGCCATGACCTGCCCCCTTCATGGGTTCACGACGTTGTGTGCCGACGGTTCGGGCGATGCCCTCGCAGTCAGAACACGTTGCCGCTCGCGCTTTCGGTTGCGTTGTCTCCAGTCCGCTTGCCTTCTTCCCACTCGACAGGGCCGGGGACTGCTTCATCGTCCCTGCCGAAAACCTTCAGAATCTGCGTCAGCACCTCGGCGGCGGAGTCCTGGTTCTCCTGGCCGCGAATCCGGTTGTCCCGGTCCATCTGATTGCGCTGGCGATGCAGCCAGTTGACAAACTCCCTGACCGCCGCGTTGTCCTTGACCTCGCGCTGGCATTCGCGCCTCAACCGCTCGGTGAACGCATCGTTCTGGACTATCATCGATTTCCCTTCACGCTACTTGCGGGAGCCGGATTTGAACCGGCGACCTGCGGATTATGAGTCCGCCGCGCTGACCGGACTGCGCCATCCCGCGCTCAAAGTGCGGGGCATCGGCCAAAGAAAAAGGACGCCAGATTGGGGGTATGCCCATACCGGCGTCCTCGCTCTCGATGGCCTATAGGTCCGGCGGCCAACCGGACCCGTGCCCCAAATGTCATAGATCGGTTAGTCGGCGGCGGTGGCCGTCACCTTCTCCCAGTCGGTCGCGGCACCCGCCGTATTCACCTTCTGGTAGATCTTGCCGGCGGTCGAGAAGTAGACCGACCCCTTCGCCAGGGATGGGAACTCGGCGAGGACCGCAGCCCGCGTGGTCGAGTCACCGCCAACGACCACCGGATCGCCGACGTCCTGGCTCGTCTTGTTCTTCAGATGCAACTGTGCCGCCCGCAGTATGTTCAGAAACGCCATTTCCTGTCCTCCTCGTTGGTTTACCGCTCACGGGGTTCTTCCCCGCTTGTTCTGCCACCCGTATTATCAATTTCGCGAAACTGCGTCAAGGGGTTTTTTCTACGTCACGACGGCGATGGAGTGCTCGGCCTCGCCACTGGCCATGGCGTGGGCGGCGGCCTCGATCTCGGCCACGCCTTTCGCCCGGTCGGTGTCGGCCTTGAATTGCGCTACCTGGGTTTTCAGCACCTCTATTTGGGACTTGAACTCCTCTGCCCTGGCGCGGGCCGCGTCGAGTTCGGCCTTGGCCGACGTGGCGGCGATGTCGGACTGGGCCTTTGACTGCTCCATCTGCATCTGGAGTTGCTGGAGTTCCTGGGCCATCTCCATCTTCTCCCGCAGCCGCTGCTTGACCTCTTCCTTGCTCGGGAGAAGCCGGTCAACGTCGATGCTGCTCAGTTCGCCGTACTCGCGCAGGGCCTCGATCAGGGCCTCCGGCCCGGTGATGTCGAGGATGGCCGGGTTGGCCAGCCGCTCCACGAACTCGCTGATCCGCGCCTGACGCAACTCGGTAAGCACCACGCCCATGGTTCCGCGCACCACGACCTTGCAGTCGCCCTTGATTTCCGCCCTCTCATCGTAGCGCATTTTGAATCCGTACCAGTAATCCGTCAGACGAGCCCATGCTGCGTCCTGGCTCTCGAGGGACTCCTTGACCGTGCGGCTGGTGCTGTTGATCATCATCGACAGACCACTGCTCGTGTTGAGCGCCGGCACGCTGCTGGAGTCCGCCCCGTAGGCGTAGGACGGAATCGTTGAATTGTCGGCTCCTTTTTCGCACCACTGGTAGGTCGCAATGAGGCTCGCAGAGTTGTCGGGGATGAGGATGACCTCGACCGGCTTGTTGGCGACGTTTGGCCTGCTCCTGACAAACCACGTCTTGTGGGGATGGCCGCTGGTCGGTTTGGAGTCGGTCTCCATCTGGTTCAGATCCACGACGTACTGGGGCCCACTGGCAAGGCCCATGTTCTTGGCCAGGTCGCGCACGCAGGCGTCGGCCATGTCCTGCCAGTTCTTCATCAGCATCGGGACGCCGCGGCCCCAGAACCTGCCCGGGACGGACTTCAGGCGGGCGATGTGGTACGGGTTGCGCTTCTGCCGATCAGGGCAGGGCATGATCCAAATGGGCTTGTTTCGCGCCCATATCACCTGGTACTGGTAGTCCTTCTGGACGTCTATGCCCTCAATGCCGGCCTCGACCAGCTCTTTTCCGGGGACCGGCCCCCAGAGTTCACGGGCAATCAGGCCACGTTCGGGGGTTTCGCTGCCCTCGTCCTTTTGCTCCAGGTCATCGACAACCGTGTCGTCCTCGGTGTCGTCATCGTCCCCGGCGCCGTAGGTGGCGAGCAGCATCTGCACGTTGTCCTGGACGACGTAACGACTGGATGAGTCGCGGAACTGGATGAGGTCATCGCGCTGAAGCGGGTAGGTCTCGACAAAGCACCCGGTATCCGCGTCCTCGGCGTGGGGAGCCGGCCAGATACGCAGGGGATGGACGGCTTTGGCTGTCAGGAACGGGGTGGACTCGACGTCGAAATCGTCGCCGGTCCAACGCCGGGTCATCTTGGTCTCAACCACGGGGCCCTTGATGACCATGGTCCCAAACGTCACCCCGTAGGATCTGGCCTGCGCTCGCGTCTCCTTGAGGCCGCACTCCTGGAAGTCGTCAAGCAGGGCGTCGCGCATCTTGAGGGCGCGATCCTTGGCCTCCTCCTTAATCCGGGCCTGAATCTTCTCTACGGCCTCTTCAACGAACGCCTGGAGGTCTTCTATCGACGCCGGGGCGTGGCCGGCCTCCATGTCTTCCAGCGCGGAACGCATGGCCTCCTGGCTGGCCTGTAGGCGAATGTTGTCCGGCACCTGGGGTTCCGCGGTGGGTTCGATTGACCAGTTGTCGTGGCCTACCGCCCGATCGATGTCCGAGAACCATGCCTCGACCTGAATGCACTTGTTCTCGGTGAGAGGACTCTTGACGTTCGTCGGGAGGTTGCGCTCTTCCAGTGCGGCTTTCTGCGTGGCACTGTATTCGCCGAGGCGGCGGCGGAGGGCGTCCTCGAGCTCGTCCGACACGTTGGAGTCGTCGCGGGCTCGTTTGTTCTCCTGGAAGCGTGCCTCGCACCAACTGGCGAGGCTGGAGACAACTGCGGGCTTGGTGGCCGCCCGGTCAATGGCGGCGTGCTCGGCTGCGGTGTTTACGTCTTGCTCGGCCAGTTGCTCGGGCGTCCTGCCCTCCAACTGACCACGAATGTACGGTCCACCGGAATCCGGCTCGGTCGGTTTTGTCGCGCCAATGTCAGCCATAGAGAGTCCCCCCGCGTCTACACGACGTAGGGATACTCTTTCTCGACCGGCTTGTCAACCACCCTTTTTCTCATTTTCTTTAATCTGTCTACGTCCATCCCGATCAGGGCGCAGGCCATCGCGTGGATGGCGGCGGGGACGTCGGCGGCGGTAGTGTTCCGGGCGCGGCCCCCGGTGCCTGGCCGGCGCGTCGGCTCGTAGCGCAGGAAGGCGTCCTGGATCTCGCTGGGCTTTTGGGGCGAGGATCCCCAGTACTTGATCTGGTTGCCGTCGAGCATGGAATAGACGATCCGCTCCATCTCGGAGACCGAGGACCAGGATACGCGATCGAGGCTGGGCTTCTGGCGCAGGGTCGTCGCGTCACGGATGGCGCCATCCCAGTAGTTGGTGACGTGAATGTCCTCGTTGCAGTAGAAGCTGCGGCAGTAGTAGTCGGCCCACATCCGGTTGAGCCAGGCGTCAAGGCCGTGATGGATGAGGCGGTGGTCGGCGTCGAGCACGTTGGTGAGGGCGGAGAAGCGGCACGTCTCCTGGATGTACGAGACCCCGGTGCGGCGGTCCCGGCAGATGACGATGGCTATCCCTGTCTTGGTCTTGTTATCCAGGTCGATGTCGCGGGGGAAGGCAATGCCACCGCGGACGGAGCAGATCATGGGCTTGCCGTCCGCGAAGTTGAGGGCCACGAGATTCGCCTCTTCGATGAGGGTGGCCGACTGCGGCTTCCGCATCGGGGGCGGCGGCTCCTCGGGGCCGGCGTCGAAGGGGCGGTGTTCTCGGTGGTCAGTCATGTCAGAACCATACCCGCTCGATCACCGCCCAGGCAAGCGCAATCAGCGCGACCGCCCACAGGATGATGCGGATTACGCGGCTTGCCTTGATGAAGTCCATGTCTTAGCCCTAGAACGGCATCTCGTCGTTGTCGTCTTGCACCGGTGCCGGCGTCTGGGCCTGCTGACCCTTACTGTCGGCGAACGTCCACGACGACACAACGACACGGGTCTTGCTGCGCTTGTTGCCGTCCTTGTCCTCCCACGACTCCTGGTTAAGCCGCCCCGTGAGTGCCACCTTGCGCCCCTTCCCGAGGTGCTGCGCCGCGGCCTCGGCCTGCTTGCCCCACAGCGTCAGTCCGATCCAGGACGTATGCTCGCGCTCGCCGTACCCGCAGTCAACGGCGAGGTTGACGTCCGCCACCGCCTTGCCGCTCGGCGTGAACCGCACCTCCACGTCACCGCCAAGTCGGCCCGTCAATGCTACCGTGTTCAGATCCACTGTCTATCCCTCCTTCTCCCTGTACGCACCGCCCGGGACGAGCACGCGCAGCCGCGCATCGATCCTCTCGCGCAGTGCCGCCAGCCACACGAGGTCGCCCTGCTCGGCGCAGCAGCACCAGGCACCGCGGCGCACGAACCTGCCGCACCGGCATCTTGCGGTGTGCTTCATGCCCCGTCCTCCACTGATGACAGCTCGACCCGATCACCCGGTTTCGCCGCCCGACAGCACGCCAGCACAATGTCCCGCGCAATCGCCAGGGCCTGCTCGTGGCCCATGCCGTGCTCGACGCCGCCCAGTCGAATCAGGACGTGGCCGCGCTCGTCGCACCGGGCGGCGGGGCGTCCCAACCGCCTGTCCTCTGCCGCCATGTCTCGCGGGTCGTTCATGATCGCCCCTCCGTCTTGAACCACAGTGCTACTGGCTGCTCGGCTGGCTCCCCCTGTGCGCCCAAACGCCTGATTGAGCACGTCCTGTCCCCGTTGGCCCACTCGGCCTCGATCCAGTCGGGGTCGGAGAGGGCTATGTTCAGGCCGTGTGTCGATGCACCGCGCCTGTACGACAACCCGTATGAGTCCTTGATGACCTCGCACCGCTCCACGCCGGCAGTCGTGGCCTGCTGCGCGAAGTACGCCTCGATGCCGTAAACGGGATCATTTGCCCTGTACCCATTCCAACCGTACCCCTTCGTGCTACGCCACTCCTGCACCTGCTCAACCGTAAACGTCTGCTCGCTCACGTCCTGTCCTCCTCATCTCCAAAAGCGGCGACGGCCCCCGACATTCGCCGGGAGCAGCGGGTGGCCGAAGTACACCACATACCCAGACCGCAATCCGACTTTCTCGTGTTGCGTATCCACCCGCCCGAGTGTTCGCGTCGCCATTATGCTTTCCTGTTTCTGCGCTTTGTCGCGTTACTATCGTGCGTTTTCGCTGGACAATGAGTAGTTCGATGTCCTCTCGATCCTGACTGGCGCGTCCTCGTCGTCGGTCATCTCGGCCAAAAGGTTCACGCCATGCACGGCGAAGTTGTCGTTGCACACGTCAGCCATGCAGCGGTCGGGGCACGTCTGTGCGGTGTTGACTATGGCGACCAGGACATCGAACAAGGAGTCCGACCGTACAGGAGGAAGCGCGCAACATCTCTCGCAACGCGGGACTCCCCTGTTGAACGTTCCACATCGTTTGCAAACCCATTCCCTCATTTCGCTTCCTCCTGCCGGTCAACTCCGGCGTTGGGTGTACAATCCCTCATGCCTGCTCGTAGGTTGCGTATTGTGCGGTCCTTCTGATCCAGCACAAGCCGCACGAGTTCAGCGGGTTCTGTTCCAAGCGGGCCGTGTTCCTCAATCACGCCTTCTGCCAAATCCAAAGCGTTCACTACGTCCTCAAGCATCTGTTCCAGTTCATCCTTGCCGTAACAACTCACGTTTGTTCTCCTTTCAATGCGTCACCCAACCAAAACATTCACGGTACGCGAATACGCGCCCGTGATGTTAATCGTTCGCCGTAACAAGAGTCATGGTCATACCGCCACAGCACGTCGGCCATCCGTTGGCGAGACAACTCCCGCCGTCAACGGTTTGCTCCCTGCCGCACTTGTGGCAACGGACACGGCACGCCTTGATTCCGGCGTCTTCTGCAATCCGATCGTGGATGCCGGAGACACGGCGAACCAAGTCTTCGACGGTACAATTCATTCCGCTCATTCTTCGCTCCCTTCTGAAACGTCATTCGAGACGTTCTGCGTTATGGTGCATCGCCGAAGATGCTTGCTCACAACGGCGGGGCTGTATGTCAGTGCCCACGGCCCGTATATCTGATCGCGGAGGAACGCCGCTAGCTTGCGCCGAGCCTTCGCCTTGCTGTGCGCCCGAAACTCAACCGTTGCACCTGTGTCATGCGTGCATGTCCACACCGGCCCAAAGGCACGCAGAACAAAACGGTCGAGCATACTGCCAATTCCGCTTCGCTCCATTGTCATCTGCTCACCTCATCGTTGGGCACATGACGGTTGCACCAGAAATCCTTGTACGTGGAAATCTCCCACCCGTCGCGCAGGCGATGTACTGGCTTGCAGTCATACGGGTAGTACGACCGTGCCCCGTAGCGCATCTTGTCGTCGCGTCTGCCACAGCGTCCCCACAGCTTGTGGTGAGGCTCTGGTTCCCAATGTCGGCACGTTGCACAGGTGCCCAACAAAACAGTGGAGGTTATCTCCATTCCGCCGCTCGTTCCTCGCTCTGTCATTCCGAAACCTCACTTCCAGCGTTCGGTGTATGAATCCTTGGCAACGGCGGTGGGGGCGGAAGGCAGGCGTAGCAGACTGGGGTGGCGTAGCACTCCCGCAGCTTCTCGACCTGCTTGCCGCACTGGCGACACCGAACCAAAGAGTCGAGGGTATCCGATGAAGGGCGCGAACTCTCATCACGCCTCGTGTCCGATTGCTCGGCGCTTTCAACGAGTCTCTTCATCGGAACCCTCACTCAAATCGTTCGATGTATGAATCCACTCCACGACCGTTTCCAGCCAGTTGCGGGAGCAGTGATGCGTTGCCGTGAACTCGACCAACAACGCGGTGAACTCAACCTTGCTCATGCCTTGTACCTCCATGCATGTCCGGCGAGATGCACGTCCAGCAGCAACGTCCACCGTGGCGCACGTCCGTTCTGGCCGTACTCGCCAACAAACGGGATCGGTGTTGCGAGCCATCGAACCAGGCGCTTCACTTTATCCTCCGTTCGCTGTCGCTCACTTTGGAAAAGTGAGCTTGGTCGTTGGAGTGATGACGTATGCGCTCATGCTCAATCACCTCGCCAATGCTTTCGGCCCAGGATGTCAACACGAACTCCGTCATGCCCTCGATCTCACGCGCAATGTTCCGCTCGTTGTCGTTCGCGTCTTCGCGTTCGAGCAGGTCCGTTTCAATGTCAACGTCCTCGCCGCACTTGATCCGAAACTGAATCTGTATCATGGGGATCATCCTCCTGCCGCGCCCCATCGTGACGGATGGAATCATAGCACGGCCAGCGCGGGATTGCAAGGTTAGAGCCGCCGCCGCCAATGCCGGCACGTCGAGGTGTGGCGCGTTCTTTGTCTCGCCACATGGCAGTAGGCTAGGTGCCAGTCCTCGTCGCCTTGCCAGGTCGCGCACTTGCCGCAGATCCGCTCTGCGTTCGCCCTGGCTTTCACGTACCCATCAAGCTGCTCGCGCTGCTTTATGCTACGCTCTCGTTTCATCTCGCCTCCCGTAGCTCGAGTTTTGTGTAGTACGTCCCGACCTCAAACACCCCCGGCTCGGTGATCTCCCGGTAGCCCGCCGCGTTGAGGGTGCGCCGTGCCTCTTCCCTGTACGCGGGCCAGTCGATGCTGCGCTCAATGGCCTTGGTCTCCGCGTCGTAGCCATTGAGTTTGCCGAGTTTGAAGTGGTGGCATGTCACACGGTCACCGCCAACCGCCTCCTGACAAGCCTCGGTTGCCGTGCCGAGATAGCGAAGCACGTCCAGTGCTTGTAATGGATCTATAACCGGCTCCACCGACAGCCACGTTTGAACATTCAGACCACATGCAATCTCCATTGCCTGCAATCGCTTCCATGGCACGGCGGCGTGCGGTTCCCAGTATCGCACCGCTTCGCCATCGTCCCACCACCCCATTGTCTGTCCAAACCACCCGCCCGCCGCCTTAAGGATGGGGAACGCCTTGCACGCCGCAGTCCCGAACTTCGTCAGCACCGCCGGGACAAGGCCATGGTCTTTCATGATCTGTAACGATTCCATCGTCACATCGTCCACGTCATCGTGCGGCTGGAAGATGTCGCCTACGAACCCCATGACCACCGGCGTCTTGCAGTCGCGGTACTTGCCCTCGCAGTCCACGCGCAGCCGGTCCAGCACGTCCTGGCGCGGCTTGAACGGGCGTGCCTCGACCTCCTCCCGCCTCGCACGCACTGCGGGGCCATGCGGGTTGGAGCAGTAGCGGCAGCCCGCCCGACACCCGGCGTGCAGTCCGGGGTTGTAGAGGTTCGCTCCCAGCTTTCCGTACTCGGCTGCGAGGCCGCCTGGCTGGTAAATGATTCCGCCCTTCATGTCGCGCTCACGTGCATTCTTCCGACCACGCACGGCGGCTGTACCTTAGCCCCCGGCATACACTCGCGGAGATGCGCGGCCAGGTCTTCCACGGTTTCACCATCCTCAAGTTCGTAGTCGTTGATCGTGACCATGGATTCGCCGTGCAACACGTCCCATGCGTTTCCGTCCACGTCAAAACCGTGCGGGACCAGCAGAAAGTGGGCACCCGCCATGTCGATTCCATGCAGTTTGCACAGTCGCTTGTACCATCTGCGTTCGTGGTCTATATCCACCGGCGCACCGTTCATCGTTTTGAATCCCGCCATCGTCCTATTCCCTTCCATTTCTCGCCCCGCAACAGGGCTTCTGCTTCCTCCACCAACTCCCGACCGTCCCACGCCTTGTGCAGGACAATCGCTTCGGCAAACGCTTCTCCGGTTTCGGGGTCTTCCCACAAAACATGCGGATCACACGGGCACTGCGTCCCTTTTTCTTCATGCGGTCTCTCGTCGTCAATGGGTACTATTTGAAGCATCTCGCATCCTCATCCGCGCAGGTGGTCAAGCCTGTGCCGCATCGCCGCGCCACGCACGGGCACCCTCGCGTCGCCCCTGCGATCCAAACGCCTCTTCCGCCATGCGCTGGTACCGACTGACCGGGATACGTCCCGACTGGCGGCTCAACTCTTCAGCCTCAGACAACCACGCACGGGCGTCCTTTACCGCCAGGTCACACAGACGCTTCACGGCGTTGTGGTGCGCCGGCTCGTACCTCGCGAACAGAACGCGCATTCCTGGGGTGCAGGTACACGGGACGACCAGTTGCGGAAACGTATGGCGCCCGTTCGGCCAGTAACTCAGCCACCCCTGCTGGCAGAGGGCGCAGGACTCAGCCGGCGGCTCAAACTCCGCGTTCTCTGCCTTGCGGTGCTTGCAGAGACCGATGCGGAGTTCCTTGAGGCTGGGTGCATACTTCTGGTCGCCGCGTGACATCTCGCGCAGAACATCGCACAATTCGGAGTCGGTCGGAGGATTGCTTCTCATCGCGATGCACAATTCGTCCTCCCACCTCTGAGCGTCGCGAACGTCTTTGTCCGAGATCCGCTTCTGCGACGGCCAGTAATCCATCAGGAGCGTCGCCCACTCGTGCGTCATGAATGCCATCAGAGAACCCTTTCGTTGTTGCGGCCACCGCCCCCGCCACTGCCCCTGTGCTGGGGCCCCGCCGACTCGAGGTACCGCCTGAGTTTCCGCAGCGGCGTACTCCACCCATCGGCCCTGACGTCCACGACGTTCGCGGCGTCACGGCAGAACTCACCCAGGTTGCGGTCGATTTCCGCACCCATGCTCGCCGCCTTCTGTATCTCCAGGGCAACATCCTCTGGAACGAGTCCGGCGAAGTTTGGGTTTGCCGAGAGGACAAGCCGCACCCGCTCGGCGTATTCCCCGACCCGCTCCTCAAGACCGTCTGATCTCCCCTCTGCACTCCCCTCTTCAGACTCAGAAACAGATAGAGTGTAGAGGCTAGAACTACACTTTGCTACCCCTCTTGCTTTCTTTTTGCTTCCCCCTTTGCTTCCTGCTACTGCGCGTATCTTGCTTAATTCCAACGCCCTATGCAGTCTGCGACATCTTACCACTATGCTTCCATTTTGCTTGCGGATATCAGCCGTTCCGCTCGTCTTGAGTTCATCAATGGCCTCGACCACCTCGGCCTCAGTGCATCGACAGACACGGGACAGAGAATCGGGTTTTCCGGCCAGCTCAGATGTGCCGTTGAGCTTCATGGCGCAGAGCATGTCCATCCATATCCCGCGAGTCGGCGGCGAGCAGAGGGCAAGGCACGGATCGCCCAGCCAGTCCTGACAGTACCATTTCATCCAGGGGAGTTCGGGCATCAGGAAATCCTCCCCGCCACCCGAACGCGGTGACACCCATCAGAAGAGCAGGCATGACGGCCTGGCATGACGGACGCGCCGGGGGCGGTTCGGAATTGATTCATAGCGTGTGCTCCTGGATGGGTGTCACTCATCATGTCTCTCATTGTGCCGCGGCGAAGCATAGCACACCGCGGCGGCTACGTCAAGATTGCGCGTCAATGCGTCGCTGCGTTGCCCAATCGCCGCTGACCACGTAGAACACCGCCGCACAGCACCAGATCACCACCACGGCGCCGCACACGCCCGCGTAGAGGATCGGCCACAGGATATCGAGGGCCAAGCGTCGTCGTCGTTCGGCGTTTCTCTGGGCGGTGATTCCTGTTTTCATGCCGCATTCCGTTAATATCGTGCGTTTTGGCTGGCTAATCAGTAGTTCGGTGTACTCAGTATCGCGTCGTCAATCATGCGGCGGATGCCGTCCATCATGTCGGATTCGTTCGGCTCCTCGCGCCCGTTGCGCGTTGCCTCGTCCTGTGCGTACTCCCACTTGTCGGCAGACAAGCAGGCAAAACCGTCGATGTCCCGCATCACCCATTTTAGCCGTCTTGCATCGCTCATCGTGATTCCTCCACCGAACAAAATGCTGCACGCTATCCTCTGTTCGCTTCGCTCGCGCCGGAAGCGTGAGCATTGCCGTTCGGCAACAGGGTAACTTGCGCTATGCGTAGCTCGGCGGGAAATGCCTGCTTTGCGTCCAACCACGTCCGCAGCTTCTCTGCGCTCTCCACGCTTGCGCGGAAGGGATACGGAGCCAGCCTCCATGCGGTCGGCCCCCGACGATACGCAATGCCGAACAATGGATTCGAGCCTAGCTTGGTTAGCGCGTTTTGCTCGCTTCGCTCGTTCATGGTTTCCTCCTCGCAGGCTCAAGCCCGCCGTTGGGTTTGCAAACATCACACGCGCAATGCGAGTCTACCCAAGCGGCATATCTTTCGTATCGCCGCCTGCCCCACAGGCTAACGCGAGAGTGATGCCACGGCGTGCCGTTGCGCGACAGGTAGATATGAAGAAAGCCGTTTTCTCGGCTAAACATGAGGTACTTGCCGGTCAATCGTTTCAAGAAATAGACAGTCATATAGCCCTCCGTAATCTCATCGCATAGCAATGCCAGCAGTGTCCCCTATCTAACCATGCCACGCCGCATTTCTGACAGACACCCCAGAGAGGGTCTTGTTTGTCTGGTCGTTTCACAGTGCCAAAAGTTCTTGTGATAGTCTTTTTTTGCATATTTTCACGTACTCCGGGTTTACTTCGATCCCGATGAAGTGCCTCCCGTGTTCCTTCGCCATCTTCAACGTCGTTCCCGATCCCGCGAACGGGTCGAGCACCACGTCGCCAGGGTTGCTCCATGACATGATGTGGTCGCCGGCCAGAGCGTCCGGAAAAGTGGCGGGGTGATCCCACTTCGCAGAGTCTTGGTGTCCGCCAGGACGCGGATTGTATTCCCACACGTTGCTCTTGACCTTCATTGTCTTTGGCGTTGCGATTGTGTGGCGCGGCTTGGCAACACCATCAACTCCCCGCTTGGCCTTTGTGCAGGTAAGGCCAGGTCGCCCCATGTTGCATGGCACCATCGGCGGATTGAATGTGCGTGGTTTGCCCTTGCTCAACACAAACATGTATTCCCATTCCGGTTGGCATCTGTTGCTCGTCAGCGGGATTGTTTCCCGCTTGTAAATCATAGTGTCGTGCACGTTTAGGCCGCACGCCTCGCGGAAGTGGATCGCCTGCTTCATGCTGGTCAATGTCTCGCTGCCGTCAACGGTAGCGTCACCAACCACCCAAACGATCACGCCGCCCGGTTTCAGGATGCGGGTCAACTCCCGCGCCACGGCGGGAAAGTCCCAGGAGTGCCCGCCGTACTTCCGCAGGTCGTCGTAAGGCGGGCTGGTCACAACAAGGTCAATGCAGGCGTCCGGGAAGGTTGTCATCACTTCCACGTTGTCGCCGCAAATGATCGAATCAAGATGCCCAACAATCGGATTCACTTTACAAATCCTCCGCTTCGCTACGGCTTTGAAAGTGATCCGTAGCGTTGGCAACACTCAGCGTATCCAGCGCCTTGCGCACCACGTCCCTATCTGCATCGCTGCCCTGGATGCACACGTTGCCCTCTGGATCACACAGGACGGCAACCAGCGCCTCCCGTGCGTCCATCATACGCTCAACCGCCTCGTCCAGCAGGTTCTGGTGGTCACCGGAACTCAGCCGCCAGAAGGCGTTGCTGTCATCGCTTGCCATGTACTCGTTCAGAGTCATATCGTCCTCCATGTTGCCAACAAAATGCTGCACGCTATCCTCTGTGCCCGGTTGCTTGCCGTGAATCTCACAGTGTGTCGCCATCTCAACCCTGCCTTTCCGAGCGCGTGCGCTCAACGTTGGGAAGCACCTGCTTCCATTCCTCAATCAGTCTCGGACCTGGCAGCAACTCTCGTTCGGCGAGCACGATTGCCGTGCGGAGTGCTTCCCAACAAGCGGATTCACGCGACAATGAACAGCCGCTTTTCGAGGGGTCAGACTGGGGATTTTGCCCGCTTACGCCTGCCGCTGGTCCAGCATGTGTTTCCGTGCCACTGTTCATTGCGCGTTATCCTTTCCGTTCTCCCTCATCTATCAGCCTTCGCCAGAGCCTCAGCCGCTACCCGTTGCGGATCGGCGCACCCCTCGCGTATCATCATCAGCGCAAGGCCGTAGGTGGCCGTAATCCACTTCGGAGGGAGGTCGCGGGGATCGGGTGAGAACAAAGCAGTGGAGGGTATTGCCGATGCCGCGCCTGGGCAGCGGCAAACCTCCTCGGTGGACAAAACGGGCAACCCGCAGCTAACGCAGTAGTCAATGTCTGGCATCGTCAAACCCTCACTTTGGCGTTCTGTTTCCCGCTTCCGCCGCACGCTGGACACAGGCCATGATACTTGCCTGGAGGTGGATCGTCTTGCCCTGTTCCGCCACAAGCCGAACAAGGCGCTTGAGAGGGACGCTGAGAACTGCCGCCGGTTATCCGGGCCTCGGTTCGCCGCCTGTCATGGGCAGCGTTGGATTTACGAACCCTACGACGAGACGCCTGCCATGCCGACCACGCAAACCGCTTGATCTGATCTGCATGCCACTTGTCACGGAACATCGCTTGCGGCCATTCAACGCAGGCCAACCACTTCTCAAAGTCTTTCGTGTACTTCATGCTTTCATCCTAGAAATCCAACAATCCCATGCACACCTATCGGGGGTCCGCTCCGCTACACCCCGAAGGGTGATGGGGAGCGTTCGATGCCGGGGGGAGAGGTCACCCCTGCCCCGCGCCGTCCGTTCTCTGCGCGGCCCTCTGCGTTATGGACGTTGCCGACAACACGGCATCGAACAAATCGTTTCACAAACTACCTCCCATTACGTTGCATGTGAACATCCCGTCCCTCCCCCCGTCACGCATCCTCATACTGCCCCGCCTGTGGGCACCACGCCGTGCCGGTGACGGCAACTTGCGTCGGGCTCATGCGGAAGCCGGGCTGGCGGGTGCGGGTGGGGGGGATGCTGTGGTGCAGGCATTCGCCGTGCTTGTTGTACCTGTTCAGCGGTCGGCCACACTTGCGGCATTTACAGGTTGTCATGGGCTATGCCTCCTCCTCCGCGCAGCGGGCCATGTCATCGCTGGCGATACCACAAGCATCGCACAGGTGCCCCGCCTTTGTCAATATATCTTGCGCCCCATCGAGCGCGGCGAACCATTCCACGGGTAGATGCGTGCTGTTCGTGCGCTCGTGCGCTGTCAAGAAACTGCGTATCTCGCCCAGAGCCAGCATCACCCGATCCATGTTTACTCTCATCTCGCCTCCTCCCTCACAGCGTAGCCAGATCCCGGCTCACCGGGCGCGGGCGTCCTTCCCTGTCGCTAACCCAGTGGTTCAGGTGCTCCGCCAGGTTCTTCACCGACCGAAACTTCCGTTCCTGCCCGCTGTACGGGTGCAGGTAGCGCATCATCGCCGCCGATACGGCGTCAGCCCCGTGCCGCTCAACCCCCGGCGCGAACGTACTAGCCATGCGCCGGGGTCCCACATCCCCCTCAGTCTCGCCCCACAGTTTGGACAGCCCAACAGCCCACATGGGCGGGGGCGGCTTGCTCACGGGCTTCTCAGGGGCCTTCTCGGGGCGCTCGGGGGGCAGGCATGACAGGGCTACGCTGTACGGGGCTCTCTGTTGCCCCTCCCGCCTTACCAGCACGCCCTCCTCGGCCAGCTCCGCACACACCCGGCCCGCCGTTGTGCCGCTGGTCCCCGCCCTTTCGGCTATGGCTTTGAGCGTGTAGCGTTCGGCGCGGGCCTCGGCCTCAATGATCCAGAGCAGCACGGCCTGCGTGAGCGGGGGGCGGCTGTGGAGCATGTACGTGGGGACGGCTGTTAGGTCGCCGGGGCGTAGGGTTGTCACGCCTCACCCCCTGCGGCGAGAGCCGCCCTGTCACGCCCCATCGCCCGCCACACGTCGGACGGCGCAAACCGGAGCGGCGGGGCTACGTGCCCTGCGGCGTCCGGGGTGCCGCGCTTCGCCGGGTTGTACTTACAGCGGGACGGGTTGCGGCGTTTCCACCGGCCACGCAGGCGCTTGGCCACGGCGCTGAAGCCGAAGCCGTAGCCACTCACGGGCGGCGTAGCCAGGGCGGCAAGCGCCTCGGGGGTTACGGCTGTTGCTGGGGTTGTGTTCATTTCGTTTCCTCCTGTTGTGTGTTGTCCTGTTTATCATGCTCCCTGTCCGGGTCGTGCCCGTGAAGCCACAGTGTCCCGAAGTGCTTCAGCACGGCCCCGGTTTCCAGCACTACGTCGTACACCGTCCCGCCCTCGGCGGTTTGCGTGGAGTAGACGCGCCCAATGTCCGTCCTGAGCTTGCCCGTCCGGCACCACTGCATGACCCCCTCGATGAAAGGCGGGGCCTGTATGCTGGCATACGGGCGGCACGTCCCGCGCAGGCGGGGCTTGTCCTCGTTGCGTCGGCACCACGGCAGAACCACGGCCAGGTCGAGCGTGGCAAGCCATGTGTCGTTCTTGTCGTCGTGGACCAGCGTGCCCAGCGTGAGCCATACGCCCCGCTCCTCCGTGCTGATGTTGCCTAGCTTGTGCCTGCTCATTGCGTGGCTTCCTTATCCGTCCTTATGCGCTGGGATTGTTTACTGCCACATTCAGGCGTTCAATATGTTTGCGTTTTCCTTGTATCGCGCTGTAGCTCACGCCGACTGCCGCTTCAACATCTTGAGTGGTAGCCCCCGCCGCCCGCATGGTATCGGCCAACAGCGTTCGCAAGCGGTGGATTTCGTCGCCCATCACCTGCTTGTCATGCCATTCTATGCGGGAACGTGTTTTCTGTGCGGCAGACTTCGCTTGGAGTTGACGAATCCGTTCCTGTTGCCGTAACTCTCTCAACCGATTTTCTAGTCCCCGTGCAGCTACGCGGTGCTCGTCGCGCTCCCATGTCA